CAAAGCGCGGGCGGTATCCCGCCGGTGCTGATTGCTCGTGCTTCATTCTGCTACCCTCCCGTCGATAAGCTGAAAGCTCTCTCGGATGGTCGTCGGCTCCCGTCTGCCTACCTCGAACTCGAGGACACAATATCGCCCGGCAGGATGGATATATACGACCGTCCCGGGAACTCCTTTCGGCTTTCCGTCTTTGCCCGGAACGTCGAACGTCGCGGGCTTTACCGTGATGCGGTCGCCGAGCTTAATCATTCGACGACCTCCGGCGCGTCTGCCGCCTCCGTTGGCTTGTCCGCCGCCGGAGCCTTATCGCTCGCCGCGCGGAGGAAAGCGGCTCGGAGCATATTCACGAGGGGAGAGGCCGTCGCCGAAGCCGCCGGAGCCGCTCCTTTCGGCCTGTCCGGGTCTGCCCGTTCGACGAAATTACTCAAGATAGCCGCCGAGACGACCTCGCCGACGAAGCCGCCGACCTCGTTATCGGTGAGAGTCTGCGTTCGAGTGCGGACGGCGAAAGCGCCGGTCTTGAAATCAAAGACGACATACGCCCGAGCACCCTCCGGCGGCTCGATTTTGACCGCCGCCGCGTCTGCGATAACCTCCTCGGGGCTCGGCACGGTATAACCGGCCTTTTTCAGAATGTCCAGTTGCGCCGCGTCGAGGGCGAACGCCTCGCCGCCGAGCTTCTTAGAATAGAGCTTTTTCATTTGTGCGACCTCCTCAATCGTTCGACTCGCTGATAACGGCGATTTTTGCGAGGGCGGACGTTTGCGCCCACTCCTCGGCGAGAATACGGGAGCTCCGCTCGAACTCCTGCGAGAGCGCGGCGAAAGCGTCCTCGTTCCTGTCCTTGACCGCGCTCCACATTTCCTTGTGGACTTTCTCAATGTCGGTGTGCATCTGCTTTGTGCGCTCGATGCACTCTTTTAACTCCGCCCATGCCTCGCGGTCAGAGGCGAAGCCGCGCCCGCGCTCCTCCATTGTGCCGGAGACGGCCTCCGCGACGGCGGCTTGCAAGTTTGCCATAAGCCGAACTCTCGAACTCGTTTCGCTCATTGTTTCACTCCTCCATTTTTCGATAATTTTGGACACCATGCCGGGATATACGGGTCAAAGCGTTTCACGCCGACGACACGCCCCTTGCATCTGCCGGGAGCAAAGCACCGATAGGAGAGCGTGTCTTTCGACCACGGCTCCGCTACGACGTGCTCGCACCCCTCGCAAGTGCGGGTAAAGTCAGCGCCTACCATTCCTCGTCCTCCTCTAATAAGAGGTCGTCGAACTCCATTTGTCCGGGGAGCACCCCGTCCTCCATCCACCAATGGAAAATGTCGCGGCCTGTCGTTCCCGCTCTCCATGTGCCTTGCATTTTTCCTCGGCGTTTCCGCTCCTCGAGCATCTTGTCGAAAGCGCGGATATATGCGTCTTGGTATTTCGGATAGCGGCTAAACTCCTTTTGTCTGCCTTGCGTACCCGCCATAGGACACCCGACGCACCCGACACGGGAAAAGCCGCACTCGTAAAGCGGATTGACCGGGATTTTTTCGGACTCGATATAGTCCCATACGTCCGCGTCCGACCAATCAATAATGGGATTGCATACGGCTTTGTGCTGTCTCATGCACGTTTCAAAGAGTCGCCGCCGGTCGTCGTTGTCGTTGTTGAGAATGACTCTTTTCTCCGGGTTAGAGTGTCCGTTCTCGAAAATGCCCCGGTTTTTCTTTCTCGCGGCGCTTTCAGCCCAACGAACGCCCGTCGTTATGTAGCGGCCTTGACCGCCGCGCTCTTTGAGAATGGAGCAACAATAGCGGACGAGTCGCGTCGGAGGCATGAGCTTTTGCGGAATGAGGCTCCACATAGTCACCCGCTCGCCCTTGTAGTGCGGATAGTTGACCGTGCATTTTACGCCTTTCTCCTCGAGCCGCTTAAACTCGTGGCGGATGAAATAGACCGTCTCCGGCGCGTCTACGGTCGTGTGATTGTGCATAACCTCGAAGTCGATACCGGCCTTTTCTGCGAGCGCCACGCAAACGGAGCTATCTTTTCCGCCGCTGGTTGTCACAATGAGCGGGGCTTTGTAAAAGCGTTCGGACGTGTCCGCCGCCTCGCGGAGCCGCATAATGGCCTTTTGCTCTAAATCCATGTCCATTTATAGCGCCTCCTCTTTCGCCCACGCATAGAGAACTTCCGTGCAAAAGTTCAACGGCGAGTTATTGCAGTATTCCGCCGCCGGACACTCCGAGCAAGCTCTCTTTTGGATTTCCTCGATAACCTTTTCCGGCTCTATGGAGATAAGCCATTTTTCGAGATTGTTCATTTCTCTACCTCCGCCGCCGGGAGGCCGAGCCACCAAAGCGGGTTATCCCGCTCCGAGCGGCGGCAATCGTCGCAGTCCGCCGCCGAGCACGAGGAGCAACAGAGCCGGTGAAAAGCCTCGTCCCACGGCGTTTCTATTGCCGGAATAGAGCCGAGGAACGCCGCGAGCGCCTCCGGGCTCGCCGTGATACTCTGAAAGTTGTCCATGCTCACGCCTCCAAAGCCCGCAGTATTTCGCGGAGGTCTGCGTCGAGCTCTCTCCAAAACTGCGCGTTGTCGGCGGCGTGGATATATTTCGGGGAGCCGTCCTCTTTCTTTTCCTCTGCGAGCTTTTCCCATGTCGCCGCCTCACCCTCGCGGGTCTTGGTCGTCATAAGGATGTAGAGCGAGAGCTTGGAGCATTGTTCCGCCGTGAGTGTTTTTTCGTTCATGGTATGAGTAACCTCCTTTTTTATTGAGCCGCTTTCCGACGGCCTCTATTTCGGTACGACCGATTGACGCGAGCCTCCGCTACCGCCGCGCTATACCCTTGCCGAAAGCGAGAGTCCGTTTCGCCGGTCTTGCCCCGCTCGAGCTCGCGGTAAATAGTCGCTCGACACTTGCCGACGCGCTTTGCGATTTCGTCCGGCTTTGCGCCCTCGGCGTACATAGCCTCGATAATCCGCCGCTCCTCGAGCTTCAAACACTCGTATTTCATTGTCTCGCCTCCGTTTCTGCATAAAAAAATAAGTGCGTCGGAGCTTAGTAGCTCTTTCGCACTTAATGATAAACGGCACAGGCGCAAATGTCAAGTATTTTGTGCGAAAAAGATAGAATAAATTTTTGAGGGCTCATGCGGCGCGGTCAAAGGCGAGCTCGAACGCTTGCGCCGAGGACATAAAGCCGAGTATTTCTCGCGGGTAGTTGTTGAGCCACGTCTCGACGCGCTTCACTTCCGCCGCCGTCACCTTGTCGAAGTCCGTCCCTTTCGGGAATTGCCGCCGTATCATGCGGTTAATATTCTCGTTCGTGCCGCGCTCACAAGAGCTATACGCATGACAGTAATAGACCGTCGTCCGCTTTGCATCCTTGCGCCGGGCGCTCCGCTCGATGCCGTCAGCATCCGCGAACTCGGAGCCATTGTCTACGGTTATCGTTTTGAATATCCGATAGAACGCCGCACCGTAAAGGCGCTCGAGGCGGTCTAATGCCGCGACGACCGTCTCGGCGCGCCCGTCCTTAATGCGGATAATGATTTCCCGCCGCGTAACGCGCTCGGAGAGGACGAGGAGGCGGGCTTTCGTCCGTTTCTTCCCGACGACGGTATCCATTTCCCAATGTCCCGGCTCCTGCCGCTCGTTGATATACTCCGGCCTCTGCTCTATACTCGTGCCGCTGGATGCCCGAGCCTGTTTCTTGCGGATTGTTCTATGCTTCTTTTTGCGGTCGCCCTTTTCCGGGAGGTCTTGATTTGTGAGCGTGAGGAAAACGCCGTCCTCGACGTACTTGTAAATCGTCGCACGGCAAAAGGTTATTCCGAAGTGTTTATATTTTTCCTGCTTGAGTAGAGCGCACACCGCCGCCGGGGAATAGTCCTCATTTCCGATTTTGTCCTCGATAAACTGCGCGGCGGCGTGATTTTTCCCAATCTTGAGCGGAGCACCTTTCGCGGCGAGCCCCTCTTGATAGCGCGCCTCGGCCTTTTCCGGGCTATACCGTTCCTCGGTCGTGTAATCGGAGTTTAGATGCTCATACGTCCCGCGCTTGAGCTCGCGGTAAACGGTGCTGATATGTACGCCCAGCTCCTCGGCGATTTCTTTTTTCGAGTGTCCATGCTTGAGCATCGTCTCGAGCTTGATACGGCTCGTCCAATTAAGTTGTTTATACGTCCGCTCTCCCATAGCGCGCCCTCCCTCGAGATATGAAAAAAGGGCGGGAAAGTCCCGCCCTCTCGTTACCGCGATAGAAAGTCCTCTATCGCCTTTTTGATAATCTGTGCTTGCGGTATGCCCTCGGCTGTGCATTTCTCGCGGAAAGCCGCCGCGAGCTCTTTCGGGACTCGCGCCGAAATAACGTCGTAGACCTTTTCATTATATCGAGTCTTTACCGCCGTCGAGGTCTTAGTCTTTCTTTTTTCCTCTGCCATTCTGCCGCCTCCTTTTGGCGTTGATGAAAATAGAGATTGCGGATAGGGTAATGCTTACCCCGCACAAAACATAGATAACCGTTGTCATGGTCGTTTGACATTGAGCGCATTTCGTGTTATCCTTGGAGGGCAAGGGGGATTTCTCCCCCTGCCCTTTACTCGGTGAGCTTTTCTATCAGCAGTAGAATAGCAATCACGAGATTTAGGATTGCGGTAACAAGGTTTAAGTAGCTGTCCGGCTCTGCCTTGTTGCCGCGTTTCTTTTTTCGCTTGCTCAATGCGTTTACCTCCTTTCTGTCTATTATAATATCATACTGCTTGCAGTATGTCAAGCGTTATTTAGAAAAAAGTGCAAAAAATATCCCCGGCACGGAGCCGGGGATTTACTCTATTCCGAGGAGCCAAAGGGCGGACACGCCGAGGACGCGGGCAAAGACGGGTATCTCATAATCGGGGATAAACCGCGTTCCGATTTCGATACGGCTTATCGAGTCCCGCTCCATTGTTACGCCCTCGACCTGCACCCGCGCCGCGAGGTCGCTTTGTGAGAGCCGGAGCTTTAGCCGTGCCTCGCGGATGCGCTCGCCGCTTATATTCTTCTTTCCCTCAAAATCATATATCCGCAAGCTCTCGCCTCCCGTGTGTTAATGTTCTGCATTTTTCTTGACTTTAGCACATACGCAACGCATAATTGTGTTAAAGGTCAGCAGACCGAAAAAATAGGAGGGAGTTACTCATACCATGAAAAAGCATATTGTTACTTGCGTGAAGTGCGGGAGGCAGTTCGACGCGAACGAGGGAGGCGCTTATTATCCCGAGTCCCGCCGCTATGTCTGCAAGCGTTGTGTAGATAAACAGAAGTCCGAGCAGGCGGATAGGGAAAAAGCTCGCAAGGCGGAGGAGCGCAAGGCAGAGGCAGACGAGCGCGAGCGCGTTACAGGTATGCGGCAGTCAAAGGCCGCTATGCTCGTAAAGATTGTCGTCGGTGTTCTGTTCCTGTTCGCCGCCGTCTCGCTCGCCGTACAAGGGAATATCTCCTCTTTCGTGTGCGGGCTCGTTATCGGCGGCGCGCTGGTCGCATGGGGGCTCGTGCCGTATCTGAAAGCGAAAAGCGGGAGGCGGTGAGCTATGTTTGTCAGCTTCTCGAAGCGCCTAAAGTCAATGAGCGGTTTCCGGCTCGGAGTCGGCCTCCGGCTTACTCGGCGTAATTGTTGGTACTTCCTATTCGTTTTGGTGCTCGTCGGCTGTTTCTATTTCTGTTGGTATTCCGTGTTGGCTTGCGGATGGATGCTTTACGGCCTGTTCTACGGCCTTTATCTCATGTTCAAGTATGCGGCAATCGGAACAAAAAAGCTATATACGTGCATTAAAGGAAAAATAACGCACATAAAGCACTAAAAGCGTAACAAAAAAGCGGGCGAGGCCATAGAGCCCCGCCCGCTTTTTCTGCACGATTATACGTCGGAAAGATTGCCGAGAGCGCCCGCCGCCTCGAGTGCGCGGTAGATGATGCAAGCGACGGCCTCGCGGGTAATCGGCTGTTGCCAGCCGAAATTACCGGCTCCGTCGCCGTTGAAAATGCCCTTGCGCTTGCAGTATTCCGCCGCCTCTTTCGCCCATGCGGAGGGCGTGTCGCCGGTATCGGCGCAAGAGGTCAGTTGCTTTCTTGCCTCGTTAATATCCATGTCGAAATCCTCCTTGTTGTCCGTTTTGGTGTAGTACGCCGGGAGGCCGAAGCCCCGGAGATACTTTCCGTTTACCTCGAGCGTCCGCTCCTTGACGCTATTCGAGAAATTGCCCTCAATGACCTTGAGGACGCGCCCGCTCACGCTGGATACAATGCCCACATGGTCGGCGGCTCCCCGGTCGTCGCCGGAGCCGGAGTCCTGCCAGTCATAGAAAACCACGTCGCCGGGCTGTGGCGTGATACTCTCGTCCTCCTCCCAGCGGCTCACCGCATGAGAACGATAGAGGGAAATCATAGCCTCGCACCCGCACTCGAGCGGCATAATGTCCGAGAGTCCGCATTTGATAGCGACGGCGGAGACGAACGTCGCGCACCATGCGTCCGTGTACTTGACGGCGTATCCCCGGGCGAGCGGCTTGTGTGCGTTGTAAAGGTCGATAATTTCCCGGTGAGAGCCGTCCCGCTCGTTCTTCCCGAGCCACGCCCTCGCCGTCGATACGACGAGCTCGCGTACCTGTTGCTCCGTCACGGTTTAGCCCTCCTTTGTGGTCTTTTCTACCGCGTCGCTGATTTTCTGCGTCTGCGTTCCGAAATAGAACGCGATAACGACCGTGTAGACCGTCATAAACTCTTGGCTCGTCTGCCCGGTAATGGCGAGGTACGCGAATACCCCGGAGAGCAAGAGCGTGACGAGGCTCTTTACGCTCAAGAGAGCGCCGAGCCGCTTTACGATGATTTCTTTCATTTTGCTACCTCCTTTAGCAATCTCGTTTTGTTGCCGTGTCGTATGTAATTCCGCCGGTCGTGTTCTCGGCCTTGCTCTTATTGAGCGAGAACGAGAGCACGGTAGCGGTCGCGGCCTGTAAAAAGGCGATAAGGGCGGTCAAATACGGGAGCGAGCCGGTGTAGTTGTTGGCTACGGAAATCCGGCAGAGGTCGAGCGTCGTCATGGTCGATTTGTAGTCGATATAGAGGACGGCATAAACGAGGAGCTTTGAAAAGGAGAGATACCCCTTTGCAAAGCTCCATACCTCGAGCGCCCATTTTTTGAACTTCCGCCGCCGCGCCGCGCCTTTGCGGGCGGACATTATCCGTCCTCCCGCACCTCGCGCCCCTCGAGCCTGTCGATACGATGATGCGCCGACTTTGCCGAGCTCTCCACCGCCGACATACGCTCCGCCATGCTGATATAGCGCGCGTCCTGTGCGTCCTGCTTGTGCTCGATACGGTCGATGCCGCCTTTAATGTACCCGATTTCGGTCAACATTGTTCCG